TTTCTTCGTAATTAGATTTAATGGACCAGATTATGCATACAACTCTATCGGACCCAAATAATAATTAAAAGGAGAAAAAATGGCTGAGTTTAGACTTGGAAGAGTAAAATTCAACTGGACTGGTAACTGGCAGCCATCCAGATCCTACTTGATTGATGACATCATCAAGTTCGGTGGGAATTCATACGTTGCGGTTACCAACCACACATCAGTTGCCAGTACTGCTGACTTTTATAGTACAGATCTTCCATATTGGAATGTACACCTAGAAGGAATTACCAATACTGGAGAGTGGGCAGCAGGTGTCTACTATAGACAGAATGAAATTTTTAAATTTGGTAACGTCCAATATAGAGTTGTAACCGCACACCTTTCTGCTGGAACTTTCCCCGACCTAAGCAAGGTTGCGGAATACGTAGCTGGATTTAATGCAGAAGGTGAGTGGAATATCGATACACAATATCAGACTGGAGACGTTGTTAACTATCAGGGTTCTTCATACGTTGCTCTTACAACTTCTCTTGCTGGATATCTTCCTCCAACAAACGTTGCTATCGGAACTGATGTTGCTGGTAAAACCTGGCAGGTTCTTGCAGATGGACTTGCGGGTGCTGCAATTTCCTTTACCCCAGGAACCTACTATAGAGGACAGTTAGTTCAATACGGTGGTAATATCTACAGACATAAAGTAGGTATTACAACCAATGTATATCCTTTGGGTCTTGGGGATACTGGATCTGGAGTTGGTATCGGAAACTCCGTTTGGGATCTTCTTGTACAAGGATTTAAATTTGTTGGCAACTTCTCCACCACGTTTAACTACAGTCCAGGTCACGTTGCAAGATATGGGTCAAACTCATATGTTGCAATTGGCAATTCATTCTCAAATATCACACCACTTGCTGGTTTAGGTACATATTGGGAAACTCTTGCTGCTGGTGATAGCTCAGCTGCTCTTACTACCAAGGGTGATATTCTTACCTATAATGGTGGTCCTTTCAGAATTGGTATCGGATCTACTGGTTATGCACTTGCAGTAAACCAAGACGGACTACCTGGATATCAGATCGTTGGTGCTCAAACACGAGTTTACTATGTTGACTCGGAAACTGGTAATGATAATTTTAACGGTCTTGCACCAAACCTAGCATTCCAAACAATTAAGAGAGCTTGTCAAGCGGCACGTCCAGATAGAAACATTACTAACTTCGAATATACTGCTTCTACAGGACTTTCAACAATTACTGCTCCTGGTCACGGACTAAAGAACGTTGGTACGTTTATTCAGTTACAAAATATTGAATTCGAATGTACTTCTGGTGGTAGAAGTTATGGAGTTCTTGGATTTAACTATACTGCATCGACTGGTATCGCTACTGTAACTGCGATTAATATCGGTCTTGCTCCAGAAAGTGGAATTGGTGAGAGACTAAGACTCAGAGATATTCAAGTTTCCTATGACGCTGGTGCTGGAACTACTACTGGATTATTTGCTAATATTTTTGGTGAGTCAAACTTCCCAATTACTGCAATTCCAAGTAACAACTCAGTTGCACTGAACGTCGGTATCAGAACTTATGGATTCTCCTACATCGGTGGGGGTACAATATTCGCTGGTATTACCACAACTATTTTCCCAGACGTTGCATCTAAGTCGTACTTCGAAGTTCTTCAGGTTCTAGACACAAATAGAGTTACCGTTAACGTAGGTCCATCAACAATTGCTCATACTTACGTATCTGGTGGACATCTAACTGACCTTACTCCTGCTGTACTGAGACTATCCGCTTCTCAATTCTACGAGCAACTTCCTATCGTTGTTCCACCATTTACTTCAATTATTGGTCACTCGCTCAGAGGAACTCAAGTTCTTCCTGCAACTGGATTCTCGGATGATAATTCGACTCCAAACAACAGATCGACCATGTTCCAGTTGAGTGATGGTACTACTATTCAGGCACTATCATTCAAAGGTCTTGAAGGATTCCATTATGATTCAAATGCTCCATTTGAAATCAATAATACCAATATCAGAACTGGTGTAGGTACAACCGCTTGTGGTAAGTACTTCGCATTCAACCCCAACTCACCAATTAACAATAAGTCACCTTATGTTAAGGATTGTACTGCATTCTCAGATCCTGCTTCTGCGGATGGAAGATTTGGTGGCGGTGCTGTAGGTTGTTTCATCGATGGTGGCGTCCATGAAGAGGGTGCAAGATCGATGGTATTCGATGCGTTTACTCACGTATCCAGTGATGGCGCTGGTTATGTTCTTGATAGAAACGCAATTGCTGAGATCGTTTCCTGCTTTACTTACTATGCTAAGTGGGGATACTACTCTGGTGGTGGTTCCAGAATTCGTGGAGTTGGTGGTAACAACTCTTACGGTGACTATGGTGTTATTGCATCTGGATTCTCGACTTCAGAAGTACCAAGATATGCAAGAATATTCGGTGATCTGATGAAGATCCAGGGTGCAACAATTCAAGGTACAGTTGCTATTGGTCAAACAATTATTGGACAGTCTTCTGGATCTAAGGGTTGGATTCTAAACGATCAGAGATCTGCAGATAAGTTATACTTCAAGTATCAACCAGGATTTGGTGCAACAGCAACTGCAGCAACTGGAAACATCGGAGTTGGTCTCACACCATTCACTGATGGGGAACTCGTTTACTCTTACGATATTTCAAGTGGTGCGGGTTATGCTGGATCCTTCTATGTTGGTGCCGCAGCAAGTTCCGTAAGTGGCCAGAAAGGAACAATTCTGGAAGTTGATGCTTCAACGGGAACATTCCTAGTTGGTGACGCAATTGGTATTACTACCACATTTGGTGCAGATGCATTCTTCTATATCATCAACACAATCACTAATGTTTCCACTGCGGTTACTTATCGTGATACCGCTGGTATTGGATATACTTATTTCAACAGAGCAACTCTCACGATTTCTCCAGAAAAAGGTCCTGCAACACCTGATACCAGAAACATCAGGCCTAATGGAAACACAGATAATAATGTAGGTGCTGGTTCTTCCATCATTGTTAGAAATAGATTCTCTCAAGTTCGTCTAACTGGTCACGACTTCCTATCGGTTGGTACTGGCAACAAAGTTGAAACCAATTATCCAAACGTTAATGAAGCTGCTATCATTCAAGGTAATGAAACCAGAGAGTATAATGGCGGTAAGGTATTCTTCGTATCTACCGACCAAGGTGGTAACTTCAGAGTTGGTAGGTTCTTCTCGGTTGATCAGTTAACTGGTCGTGCAACTCTTGACGCTTCTGCGTTCAACCTATCTGGTCTTACTGAACTGAGACTGGGTGCTATTGGTGGTCAGGTTGGTGAGTCAATTAACGAATTCTCATCTGATGAATTCCTCTCGGGTAACTCCAACAGCGCATGTCCAACAGAATACGCCGTTCGCGGTTATGTAACCCGCGGCAAGATGGGTACGGGCGCAATGGTCCCACCAGTAGGTAGCACTGCTCAAAGACCTGGTGGCGTCGATCCTAGCTTCCTCCAGGGTGCTCTTAGATTCAACACCACTATTGGTGCTCTTGAGTACTATGATGGAACTACTTGGGTTGCTCCTGGAAAACTACAGTACAACACTGTTTCTTCGAATGGAACAACCGCAGCTGCGAATAATGTTTACTTCGTGAATACAGTTGGTGGTCAAATCACTATTACACTTCCAGCTGTTCCAAATCTTGGAGATACGATCAGATTCTTCGATATTGCTAAGACCTTCGATAACAATGCCCTTACGGTTGCTAGAAATGGCAAACTGATCCAAGGAGACTCTGCAGATCTTACTGTTAACGTTGAAGGTGCGGCGTTTGACCTTACCTTCTCGGGTGATACTTATGGATGGAGAATCTTCTCGATCTAATATAACTCGGGAGGGGAATTTCCCCTCCCTTTTCCATCAATTAAACTTATTCTGAACAGAAATGGCATCATACGGAAGTTATAAAAAATTAGTTGCAGATCAAGTTGCAAATGCAAGTATTCCAGACTCTGCATTTGGAACAGGAGTCGGATACAAATATGGGGTCCAATGGATTCGTGGACCTATTGGTGGATGTACTGCTGGATGTTGTTGTAATTGGACTGTTCCGAGTGGTGTACACAAGGTAACTTTTGAACTATGGGGTGCTGGTGGAAACGGACATGGATTTTGTTCCTGGGACCGTTGCCACCACTATTTTGGTGCAGGTGGCGGATCATTCGCATCTAAAACAATTGCTGTATGTCCAGGGTGGACGTATACAGTTTGTGCAGGTGGAACTTACGGATGTTGTAATTTTGAGTGTGTAGGTTGTTGCGGTTGCGTTACATATGTAAATGGATGCAACTTAAGCAACTTCTGCGCTATCGGTGGAAATCCAGGATGCGCTAATACTTCCTGGAGTGAAGCTTGTTTCTCGGATTGGAACTGTTGCGTCGATCCGAATATGAATAACTCTGATTTTGCTATGGGTAACATGAGACCCGCAGGAACTGGGCCCCATGCTTGTCACTGTTATCGTCACACTTGGTGTTCTTCAAACGCACCATTCTTAGCTGGATCAACATATGGTGGTGAACTATCAGTATGTTGGGTTCGTCATGCATGTTGGACATCAACTTATGCACAAGGTGGCGGCGGCGGAATGACAACTTATTGTGGAAACTGGGACAATGGATATGGTGGAATTGGTGGAAGTGGAGTCGTAAAGATTACTTACGTGTAAATAGTACTAAGGAAAACATTTAAAAAATGGCAAATTACTCTTCCTATAAACAGCTGAATTCTGACAACATACCAGATTCTTTCGTTACTGATGCAATGATTGCACCTGGGGCCAGGAAAAATTATGGTATCCAATGGTTTTATGGTTCACCAAACTCAACTAGTGGTGGATGTTGTTGCCTTTGGACAGTTCCTTCTGGCGTATCAAAAATGCAGATTGAACTATGGGGATCTGGTGGCAATGGACACGGATCCTGTTCTTGGGACAGATGTCAACACTTCAAGTCCGCTGGAGGAGGAGCTTATAACTCCAAATACATTAATACTGTTCCTGGATGTCAATATACTATTTGTGCTGGTGGTGTATATCCTTGTTGTTCTTTCAATTGTACTGGTTGCCAAGGATGTTCTTCATATGTCAATGGATATAATCTAAGTAACTTTTGTGCTCCTGGTGGTTCTGGTGGTTGTGGAGAAACTTCTTGGACAGAAACTTGTTATTCCTCGTTTGAGTGCTGCTTGGCGCCTGGAAACAATGGAGGCGATATGACATGGATTGGACACGCTGGAAGATTTGGTTCGGTGGAATGGTGGTTTGACGTTGGATTCTGTCACTGTCATAAACAAACCACGAGAGCTAGTACAGCTCCTGTTATTGGAACCGACGTAGAAATGTCTATCAACTTCTGTTGGATTCGCCATGGTTGTTGGACAGTTCCATATGGTCATGGCGCAGAAGGAGCTCAAACATCATATTGTTCTGGATGGGACAATGGTTATGGAAATACTGGCGGACCTGGACTCGTCAAAATTACTTATTTTTAATAAATAAAACCAAAGGGAACATAAAAAATGGCAAATTACAGTTCATATAAAAAAGTGCAATCAGATGCCTTTGGGGCTGGAATTATCAATGATTCTAAGATTTCATCAACGGCATTTGCTACTTGGAACGTGAAATGGATTTATGGTTCACCAAACGTACTTAGCGGTGGATGTTGCTGTCTTTGGACTGTTCCTACTGGAGTAGGAAGAATAACTTTTGAATTATGGGGATCTGGTGGCAATGGACACGGATCCTGTTCTTGGGACAGATGCCATCACTACAGAGGTGCTGGTGGTGGTTATTATAATAGCAAAACTATCACTACTGCTCCTGGTTGCCAATATACTATTTGTGCTTCTGGCGTATATCCTTGTTGTTCCCTTGAATGTGTTGGTTGCCAAGGATGCGCTTCATATGTAAATGGATATAATTTGAGTAACTTCTGTGCAATTGGTGGATATAGAGGAGAGGCAAATACTTCTTGGCAAGAGGCTTGCAACTCAGTATTTGAGTGTTGTTTAGCTCCTGGAAATAATGGTGGAGATTTTGGCATGGGTAACCATACTGGAAACTTTGGGTGGTTAACAAGCCAATGCCACTGTCATTGTCAAGGATCCGCTCCTTCTTCTGCTCCATTCTTAGGGACAGATGTGCAACAAAACATGATGACTTGTTGGATTCGTCATGGTTGTTGGACGGTTCCATATGGAAATGGTGGAATGGGTGCTATGAATACTTATTGTTCTGGATGGGACAATGGTTATGGAAATACTGGTGGTCCAGGAATAGTTAAGATCACTTACGTTTAATTAATACAAAAAAAAATTTAATTTAAAGGTGGGTATACCGACCCACTTTTTTTATGAAAGTTTATAAATATTATCGAAGGAGTTAACCTGAAAAAATAACCATGGCAACAACAATCATTAAAGTAGAATTTGATCTACCACTTCCAAACGACTATCTTGTCGATCATGAGTATGATTTAGGTAAATCGAGAAAGTACACGTATCATGGACCAGACAAGATCTATCTTCAAATTGGCGAAGATGGATATGAAAGATATGGCCCACTAACAGAAGATGATATCGCAGATGGTCGTCCAATGCCAGCTGACGTTGTTGAGTGGCATGAAGTTGATTGCACTGTTCACCCTCTTATTTGTCAGTTAAGAGGACCAATTATTAATGAATCACAAGAAATTTCAGGTCCTATTGGACCAGATGGAAAAACACCAAATTCACAGACTGGAGAATCTGCCGGATTAGTTGTTGCCCATCCAGAATCTCCAAACCTTGATGGATATGAACAGTATCATTATAGTTTACCAATTCTTCCCAAATTTATTTTCGATCCATTGTCAGTTAGAGTTGTTGATGGCGAACCAGTTGCAAGACCATTTAAAGTATGTGAATGTCTATTTGGTCAGGATATTGAGATTGATGTCACTGACATTCGAATGAGAAGAAATGAGATGCTTAGTTCTTCTGATAATGCAATAAGTACTGATATGCCTACTTCAATGGTAGAAGCATGGAAAGATTATCGTCAATATCTTAGAGATTGGCCAACTCTAGTAGAAACACATGGGATTCCTGCAATGATTGCAGCGAAAATGCCTCCTATTCACCCAGACACAAATACACCAAATGTAGGTGTAGGTGTAATTGCTGCAGCTTTGGCGGCTGATCCAAAAGTAGCCGCAGTTGAGGCAAAACGTCTAGCGAACCAGGAACGCATTGAAGCGGAAGGACTTGCACAGATGGAAAGAGCAAAATACAAAGGATAAATAATCAAAAAGGGGGTCCAAAAGACCCCCTAAATAATTTTAAGTTGATCTTTATTTTTACCTCTCATGAGATCTAAAGCATTTTTTATTAATGGTGGAGCCGGAAGAGTAATTTGCTCCATCCCTGCATTTGAAAAATATGCAGAAACGCATGACGATTTTATTATCGTATGCGAAGGCGGAACAGATTTTTTCAAAGGACACCCTGTTCTTCATAATAAAGTCTACGATAATTGGCACAAAGGACTTTTCGAAGAACATTTGATTCATAGAGATCTTATTAGTCCAGAACCATACAGAAATTGGCATTACTATAATCAAAAATGTAGTCTTGCTCAAGCATTTGATATCATTATCAACGAATTAGAAGAGCCAAGAGATCTCCCAGATCCTACCATCAACCTGACAAAGATGGAGGTATGTACTGCTCAAAATATTTTGAAGGAAATTAAGTCAGGAACAGGAAAAGATAAAGTAGTAGTTATTCAACCATTTGGTAGATCAGTTCAAACTTTGGGAGAATTTATTGTCGATCCAACTTCAAGAAGTATGAATTTGGTGAATACTGTAGATATTATAAATGATCTTAAAAAAGATTATTCCGTTATTGTCATGAGTGAAGTTCATTTCCCAGTGGAGGAAAATGAAGATAAATCCAAGTATAAGATTGCAAGACCACAAATAGAAGACCTTAGATTGTGGGCTGCAGTAATTGAGGGGGCAGATCATTTTATTGGTTGTGATAGTTTGGGACAACACATCGCCAAGTCGATGGGAACAACAGCAACAGTTGTTCTAGGAGCTACTTATCCAATCAACATATCCTATCCCGATTTTAATGGATTTGATATCATTGATGTTGGATCTGAAACTAGAAAGTATGATCCTATTAGAATTTCTATTGATGAAGAACGGACAAGACATAATGATCAAGCAATGGAAATGACCAAAGAACAGGTAAAACTTGTTATTGATTCCGCAAGAAAACGTTTAGGAAAGTCAGTAGACTATAAAGGACCAAAAGTGGAGTCTACTTGCAACAAAGATTCAACTACGAATTCTTCGATGCCTATTACATCATCAAGTCAGTTGCCAAGTTTGACGCCACAAAAACTAGATATTCCCTCTTCGGTTCTGGGTTCATCGAAACCAAAAGTATCAAAAGGATTTAAAGAAGAAGTAGAAAATTTACTAAAGTCTGCAAAATAATAGGAGATTTATCATGACACAATGGATTGCGGGTGTCACTAGAGGACACAATGGTGGAGTATGTCTTCTCAAAGATGGTGAAGTCGTATTTGCAATTGAAGAAGAAAGATTGTCCAGAAACAAATATGATGGCGGTCCTTTTGCTGCCATGATTAAAATTCTAGAATATACTAAAAAATTAGATTATCTAGTAATTGCACATACACAATCATTAAGCCAAACAGCAGGCAGAGTAGATTTTAGTGGAGATGACGTATATACTGGATTAGCTAGAAAGTTGGGGTTGATTGATAGAAAATCAAACCCACATGATCATCCACAAGTCATTGACTTAAGTAGAACCCACCACAAACTTCACGCAGCTGCAGCTTTTTATAGGTCTGGATTTAAGGATGCCGTTGCTTTAATTGTAGATGGCGCCGGCACCTTTATCCCAATGAATATTGGTAACCAAGTAGAAACTACTTGGGAATTAGAAACTATTTTTGACTGCAAGTATCCTGCAGAGTTTAAAACCCTATATAAACACCAAGGTGGAAGAGGTCCATGGGGTTCAGCAAGAATTCAAAAATTTCCAAGTGATGGCGAAGGAGAAGAAGGAACTCATGAGTTGATTCTCGATGATAGTGCCGGAATTACTAAAGCATATGAAGCAGTAACTCAATATTGTGGTTGGGCTCCAATTGAAGCGGGCAAAACTATGGGACTTTTTCCATATGGAAAACCAAATGAGAAGATTCCTTCGATTTATACAGATTTGGAAGGCAAGTCTTCGTGGAAAACTGCGAATAGAGATGTAATAATTCCAACATACCCAAATGGTGCTCTGGTCAATGAAGGCAGATTCCCAGAATTGCATACTCCAAATAACTATGATGGGGACCTAACGACTCTTCAAAATAGAAGAGATATGTCGTATGCTATTCAGGTTGAATCCCAATCTATGGTTTTAGATTTGATTCGAAAGGCTGTTGAGATGAGTGGCAATAAAAATGTAGTTCTTTCTGGTGGATATGCATTAAACTGTGTCGCTAATTATTGGTATCTTGAACAACTAAAAGAAGAGGGAATCAATTTGTATGTTGAACCAGTGAGTAATGACGCAGGAACAGCCATGGGTGCGGCATTACTTACGCATTATAAAGTTACTGAGGATAAAACGGTAAGGAACCCAGTTCAGACATTATATGATGGTCCAGAATATACTTTAACTGAAAAAGAAATCTTTGATATTGCGAATAAGTATGATGTTGATAGAGTATTCAGAGTAACAAATGATGATGTAGTAGACCTGATCGTAGAAAAAAATATTGTTTCTATCTGGCAGGGAAGATCTGAAAATGGACCTAGAGCTTTAGGTAATCGCTCAATCATGTATGATCCTAGAGATCCAGATGGAAAAGACCATGTAAATCGTATTAAAAGGCGAGAATATTTTAGGCCTTTTGCGGGATCTATCCTTCAAGAACATGTTCACGAATGGTTTGATTTGAGAGGAATGGAGGATACTCCATTTATGATGTATGCTGTTAAATGCCAAGAAGGAATAGAAGAAAAAATTCCAGCCATTATTCATGTTGATGGAACTTGCAGAATCCAAACTGTTACTCAAGAACAGAATAAAAATTATTATGACCTGATTAACACATTTTATATTAAAACTGGGTGTCCTATTATTTTTAATACATCTTTTAACTTGGGTGGGGAACCACTGGTCGAAACACTAGATGATGGGGTACGGACTCTTGCGAATAGTTTAATAGAATATATGTATCTTCCCGAATATGGATTGATGGTTGAGGTTAAAAATAAATGACTCAAAGAAGAGCTAAATCTATAACAATTGTTGGTGGAGGGACTTCAGCGTGGTTAACTGCGGCCCTTCTAAATCATAATATAAAATATTATAAAGAAATATATGTAATTGATAAGGAAATTGGAACACCAATTGGAGTGGGTGAAGCTACTATTTTGAGTTTCAAGTCATTTATGGATGATTGTGGATTTCACATTTTGGATTGGTTTAAAGAAGTTTCCGCTACATTTAAAGGAGGAATTCGTTTTGAAAACTGGTTAGAAGATGGCAAAGATATTTGGCATCCCTTCGCATACCCAGACTTCCCAAACCACAATACTAATCTAATATCTTGTTGGACCAATTGTCAGGATCTGGATTTCAAAACGCATTCTCTTGTTCACTATAATGCACATACCAAAGATAAAAAGATAGATCCAGATAATTTGGGCATATACTCTTTTCATTTAGATGCGGGACTTTTGGTTGACTTTGTTAGAAAAAAAGTCTTGGAAAATGGAGTTACCTTTATTCAGTCCGAAGTTAAGGATGTTATTAGAGATGAAAATGGATACGTTGTCGAACTAATTTTAAATAATGGTCAGATTCATAAATCAGATTTATTTGTAGACTGTACTGGATTTAATGGATTATTGAAAGAAAAAAATCATAGAGTAGATTTAACAGATAGACTTTTTGTAGATACTGCAGTTTGTACAAGAGTCGAATATGTAGACATAGAGAATGAATTAAATCCATATACTGTATGCGATGCCGTAGATCATGGATGGATTTGGAAAGTTCCAGTTTCTACGAGAATTGGATCGGGATTAGTTTTTAATAGAAGTGTAACTGATATAGAAGAAGCAAAAAAATATTTTGTTGAATATTGGAATAATAGAATTACTATAGATCAACTACGTGTTTTAGATTGGACTCCATTCTACAATACCAACTTTTGGGAAAAAAATGTAGTTTCTGTAGGCATATCTGCTGGTTTTATTGAACCATTGGAAAGTACGGGAATAGCACTAATATGCGCTGGAGCATGGGGACTACTAAACAGAATAAAAACGACAGAATTTGATAGTCATGACATAGATTTCTATAATGCGGAGTTAAAATGTTTCTTTGAAAATTCAATTGATTTTATAAACATGCATTATATGAAACCCAAATCAAAAGGAAAATTCTGGCAATTCGTAAAAAATACTTATAAATCAACAGAAAAATTAGATTATTATATAAATGAACTCAAAACCAATACAGTAGATATTTCAAATGCCGGAAAAGAAATGTTTTCATCGAACAATTGGGCTTGCTGGTTAATTCAATTAGGATATGAAGTATGTCCAAAAGTAAAATCACAAGAGATGTCTCGTGTTCTCATAGAAGAGTTTTATCTTAATGAAGAACATAAGTATGATTATTTACCTAAAGCATATGTGTTTAATAAACATTTTTCTGAATTACCATTTCTTTCAAAAGAACTCATAAATCCATACAAAAATTATGAAAAAACCAAACTTTATTAATGAAAAACATGTATTCGAAGTAAATCCAGATCTTGAAGCCTCTGTGCATGTTATTGGTCCAGAGGAAGTCAAAGTAGTTGTTATTGAAAATTTTTATAAAAATCCAGATCTTGTTAGAGATTTGGCATTAACTATTCCACCAACAGAGAATGCAAAAATACTAAGTGGAACTCCAGGATCTAGAGTTTTTGGTCATTATAATTTTGTAAACATGTATCCAATTTTGCATCATGTTTTCAGAAATGTATATGGAGATATAACTAAGGAAATCACAGACGAAGAAATAAAAACTGCAATAACTACTACGCCATTTTGCGTAAATATAAATCAATCAACCAACATGCCTCCCGTAACTCCACATATTGACGATGAGAATAGAATGTTATTTGCTGCGGCGTTATATCTCAACACACCAGATGAATGTGCCGGCGGAACTTCCTTTTATATGTTAGAGGGTAAACAACAAGTAACAAATCAGGAAGTTGGAAATTGGCTTAAAAAAACAAATAATGGAAATTTTCATACCCACTATTTGGTAGATTCCGAAAAAGATTGGGATCTTTTATCTGTTGCAGAAATGAAGTATAATAGATTAGTAATGTATCCAGGGAATGTTTTACATACGGCCTATGTTAAACCAGAAATGTTTACTGGAGACCGATACCGATTAGTACAGATGTTTTTTATACCTTTGAGACAACGATGAGACATACTGCAAGATTTCCTTCTATTTGTGTAGATGGCTTTTATTCTAATCCATATGAGATAATAGAATGGGCTGCGTCATTGGACTATGATGTGGATCCAAGGTCAGCTTGGCCTGGAAGTAGAACTGTTCCACTATCACGTATAGATCCCACATTTGATGAACAGTTCAGTAAACGATTGTTAGGCATGTTCTTTGATATTGATAGAGATTGGGTTAGTTGGGAAATACAATCTCATTTTCAAATTATTAAACCATTTTCTGATGATAAAAATGACCCCAGGAATTGGGGATGGATCCATCAAGATTCAGATGGCGTTTACGATCCAGTAAAAGGATTTGAACCTCTAAAATGTGAGTATGCGGGAATAATTTATTTGACACCAGATGCTGATTTGGATACTGGAACTTCTATTTTTAGAGCAAAAACTGATGGAGAGCTAAATAAAGATCAGCCACTGAAACAAGAATTATTTCGAAATGAAGAGGTAGATCCATCGGAATATGCAAAAAATATGTTGGAAAGTAGATCACAATTTGAAGAGACCATCAGATATTGCAACGTGTTTAATAGACTAATAGCATTTGAAGCGCATAATTATCACGCTGCAATGAATTTTAAAATGAATTCCGATAAGATCCGATTGACACAGGTATTTTTTATTAGAAATATACGTACACAAGTAAATCCATTACTAAGGGGATTTTTGAGATGAATAAAAACTTTATTGATGAGTATGAAGTATTCGCTTTAAATCAAAATTTAGAAGCAAGTGTACATACTATTGGCCCAGAAAAATCAAGAATAACCTATGTTGATAATTTTTATAAAAATCCCGACCTTGTTAGGAATCTTGCTTTAACTATACCACCAACTAAAAATCCAATTATTATGGCTGGAGCTCCTGGATCGAGGGTTGATGCATATTATGATTTTTCACCAATGGGAAATTTTTTCCATTATATCTTTAGATCCGTGTATGGGGATATTGTTAAAGATGTAAGTGATGAGAGAATATATGATTCATTAAAAGGAGTAACCTTTTGTGTAAATGTAACTCAATCTGAGAATTTGAAACCAATAGTACCTCATGTAGATGATACTGGAGATTTGTTATTTGCTGCAACTGTTTATCTCAATAAGCCGGAAGAATGTGCAGGAGGAACTTCCTTCTATACTTTAGAGGGAGAACAGAAATCAACTGCAGACAAAATAGATGCATGGTTAAAAAAAGTAGATAAGTACCCATATTATGACCATTATGTAACGGATAGTGAACCAGACTGGGAAATGATCCATTTGGCTGAAATGAAATATAATAGATTTGTAATCTATCCTGCCAATATCTTACATACTGGATACATAAAGCCAGATATGTTTACTGGAGATACACATAGATTAGTTCAAATGTTTTTTATATTTTTGGGCGGTCCTGGAACGTTTCTTCCCGTAAATAATAATGAATATAAAAAGTACTTGGAGAGTCTATGAAAACTGTATTTGTAAATGGAACATTTGATATTTTGCATCCAGGTCACATTGAACTATTTAAGGTCGCCAAGTCTCTCGGTGATAGACTAATAGTTGCAACAGATAGTGATGAAAAAATTCGCAAAGACAAAGGACCACACAAACCAATAAATGATTTGTGTTATAGAATAAGTATGTTAGAATCTATTAAATATATTGATACAGTTCTGTATTTTGAGGACACTCAGGGTCTAGAAAATTTAATCAAACTCTATAGTCCAGATATACTTCTTCTTGGGAATGACTGGGAAAACGGAGTTGTTATTGGCAGAGATTATGCAAAAGAGCTTAAATTCTTACCAAGAGTTGGAAATTATTCAAGCAGCAAAGTCATAGAAAAAATTAAGTCTTATGGATAAATTTACAGTATTAGTAATTGGTGATTCATGTGAAGATGAATTTGTATATGGATCTGTAACTAGGATTAGTCCAGAAGCTCCTGTTCCTGTATTCAAATACGAATACGCAGAAAAATCTTTAGGAATGGCATCAAATGTCAATGAAAACTTAAAGTCCTTTGGTATACAAACTAATTTAATCACACAAAAAGAAAGTATTGTAAAGACTAGATTTATAGATAAAACATCTGGGCAACAGTTGATGAGAATGGATGAGGAGGGAACCTCGTCACTTTGCAGTGCGGCTCAAGTTAGAATCGCATTTATTCATGGCTCATATGATGCCATGGTTATTTCTGATTACGACAAAGGGTTTCTGGGGGAGACGGAACTGGAAGCCTTATGCAATACCTTTGAGGGACCTGTCTTTGTAGATACTAAGAAGAAAAAATTATTCCATAAAGAAAATGTTTTCTACAAAATAAATGAAAGAGAATATAATCAATTGGATCCAGATTACATCCCCCCAGTATCAAATTTGATAGTTACTTATGGTAGCAATGGAGTAAAGTGGCAAGGAATACATTTCCCATCAGAAAAAGTCAATGTTTATGATGTGGTAGGTGCAGGGGATACATTTTTAGCCGCATTGGTGTATAATTATCTTAGTACTTCTGATATGGAAAAATCCATTGATTTTGCTAACAGAGCAGCTGCAATTGCAGTTCAACACACAGGAACCTATAAATTGACAGAAGATGACATTAACTTATTGCATAGACATTGATGGAACTATTTGCGATAAACCCACTTGTAGAGAGGATGGTCGTTATGAGACAAGTATCGCAAAACCAGAAAGAATTGCTAAAGTAAATCAGTTATATGATGATGGCAATTATATTATCTACTTAACTGCAAGGGGAATGGGTAGACATAAAAATTCTAGAGTTTTAGCGCATAGAGATTTTTACGAATTAACTTACGAACAACTCAGATCTTGGGGATGTAAGTTTCACGAACTGCATATGGGTAAACCCGCAGCAGATATATACATTGATGATAAGGGTATTAAGGACAATGACTTCTTCAGTTAAATTTGTACCCAAAGGATGGGGATTTGAAAAATGGATTGTCAATAATGAAGAGTATTGTGGCAAACTTCTTTATATTGCACAAGGAAAAAAATGTTCGTGGCACTACCATAAACTAAAAGACGAAACGTTCTACGTGCAGTCTGGAATTATCAAAGTTTTGCATTCCGATGGAGATGACGCAGAACTCGCAAATATTACATTCCTAAGAAAAGGTGACAGTTTCCACGTTTATCGTGGTCTCCGTCACCAGATGATTGCTATTGAAGATACTGAGTTATTTGAATTTTCAACTCAGCATTTTGATGAAGATAGTATTAGGATATCTCCAGGAGATACTGTTTGACGGAAAGATAATCATGATCATACCATGAGGTATTTGCACAAGTATATTCTTGATATTTGCCTTTCAGATGTTCGGGGAATGGGATCAGTTCGATCTCACCCCCTTCTTTTTTAGCCACAAGTTCAGCAACATCCTTGAAAGATATTGGAGCACCAGTCCCAATATCATAGATTCCACTGGAACATTCATTATTCAACACAACGTCAACCACATCTTTTACGTAAACAAAATCTCTATAGAATTTATCAGATCCTTCGAACAATCTTAGTTTTCCAGTTTCGCGTATTTGTTTAGTAAACTTGGAAATGGGACTGGCCTGATCCCCTTTATGTCCTTCTCCATCACCATATACGTTAAAATAACGGAATCCCTGAATCAAAGGAAACTTATCAAGATTATCTAATACACAATAGTCAATTTGTAGTTTTGAAATTGCATATTGGTTGAGTGGATTGATCTCTCCTTGAGTATTTCCATATACCGAAGCCGATGAAGCATACTTGAAAGGGATCTGATACTCCATTGCATATTCCATTAACATCAATGTAAATGCTACGTTGTTATGATATATCGTTCTGATATTTTTCTCTGTCGTTGACGATATTGCACCCTGATGTAATATCAAATCAATTTTTTTCCAGTCATCGAATTTTTTTAAAAATTCCCATGCATTATCTTTATCAATACAAATGACAGGTTTTCGCATTTCCTCTTCGATTACTTTGAGAAAATGTGACCCGATAAATCCTTTGTATCCAGTTAATAGAATCATGGTTTAAATTGCCTTTGGTTTATTATAACATAAATACCTCTAGAAATAGGAGTAATTGGAATGGCTCGTCCTTCTAGTAGAGAAGAATTGAAGGAATATTGCCTCAGAAAACTGGGTAAGCCAGTTTTAGAGATTAATGTGGATGATGATCAAATTGAAGACCTGATGGATGAGGCTATACAATTTTTTCAAGAAAGACATACCGATGGAATAGATAGAGTTTTCTTAAAACATAAATTAACCCAACAGGACATGGATACTGTTGTTGGGATTGCAAGCACAACCATCGCTACTAGTTCTGCAGGTGGAATCCCCAGTGCAACATGGGTAGAGGGATCCAATTATCTTCCATTACCAGATCCAGTCATCAGTGTTAATAGAATATTTAAGGTTGATTCTAATTCTATTTCTGATGGACTTTTTAATATTAAGTATCAGTTGTTCTTAAATGATTTATATTACTATGGTGCTATTGATTTACTGAATTATTCTATGGTAAAAACTTACTTAGAGGATTTGGATTTTTTGATTAATCCAACGGCTCAAGTAAGGTACAATCAAAAAAATCGCAGATTATATTTGGATATTGACTGGAGAGATTTGGCTTCAGATAGATATCTAATTATTGATTGTTACAGAGTAATAAATCCAGAGGGAGAAAACGCAGTATATAATGATTTTTGGTTAAAGAGATATTTGACTTCATTGATCAAAAAACAATGGGGACAAAATATGATTAAGTTTCAGGGAGTTAAACTTCCAGGTGGAGTAGAACTTAATGGAAGGCAAATTTATGATGACGCTATTAAAGAAATAGAAATTCTAGAAGACAAACTAATGACTGAATATGCTTACCCACCACTAGACATGATAGGATAATGCCACTTAATCCGTTTTTTCTTCAAGGTTCATTAAGCGAACAGAGACTAGTACAAGATCTCGTCAACGAACATCTGAGAATGTTTGGTCAAGATGTCTTGTATTTGCCTAGAAAAATTATAAATGAAAAAACTATCCTCAAAGAAATTGCAGATTCTAAGTTTGATGATAGTTATAGAATAGAAGCTTACTTGTCTAATTATGATGGATATGGAGATGCTCCAGATTTCATGTCGAAATTTGGTGTCAGAATTGCAGAAGAAATAACATTAGTAATCTCAAAAGAACGATTTGATGATTTTATTACTCCATTTTTAAGATTATATCCAGAGGGCACATTCAAACTAACAAATAGACCAGCTGAAGGAGATCTAATATATTTTCCACTAGACAATGCATTGTTCGAAGTAAAGTATGTTCAATATGCAGTACCATTTTATCAGTTAAATGATCTGTATATGTATGAACTTAAATGTGAACTGTTTGAATATGAAAATGAAGTCATTGATATTCCAGATATCGAAACTGGACAAGATGGAAATCCAATTATAGAACCAATTGGTTCACCTGGAACATCCATGATTATTAGTTTTGTTGGTGCTGCTGCAAGTAGTGCATCCGCTACCGTATCGTATTCTTCCACAATTACTGGTGTAAAGTCACTGCATTATATTGATTTGATTCACGATGGATCAAATTATACATACACGCCAACGGTAACTATCAGTAAACCAGAAGTAGGAAGATCGGCAACAGCATTAGCGGGAATTTCAACTGGAAGAGTAGAGACATTAACAGTATCAGATTCTGGGTTTAATTATATAAACATTCCATCGGTAACCTTTACCCCACCAAATAAACCAATATCATCCCAAATAAAATTTGGAAACAATTCCACATATCACTCTCAATATTCGGATGTTGAAAACTCATTGTTTAGTTTCCCATCCAATATTGACGGAAGAAATGGTAGATTAGTAATTAGTTGTTGGATTTATCCAACTCAACTTGATCCTGATCCAGATTTTGGCGGATGTATATTGTGGTCAGAAAAAATGAAGATTCACCATCTACCTGATGGGAAGATAAGATTCTCTTCAGCTCAGGCTCAGGCGGGAACGAATAATTCATTAATACTTAATCAGTGGAATTTCATACGAGTTGTTCAATATAACAATCAGGCAACAGTATCATTAAATGGATCAACTTATGGTCCGTTTTCTAACTATGACCCAATACCATTTCCCGCAAATATTCCTTTGTATATTGGATCTGATGCAAATGCACAGGGAAGAGCTCCAGCGGTAACAAGGGGATTTGTTGGGTATCTCGATCATTTGACGATTAACGTAACTACAGATACTTCATTCAGAACTTCTGTTTCTGATCAGATTCCTACAAATACAACCGAACAAGAAATAGACTTGCATACTAGTTCCCCAGCGCAATATATAAATGCGTTTAATAATGAATATCCAGTAGCAACTGCAATACTTGGATCGGATAGAAAAGTATCATCCTTAACGTTGGTAGAAAAAGGAAATGGATATCTAAATCCACCAAATGTAATACTTTCTCCCCCATCAACAGGAAGACAGGCTACGGCTGTTGCTATAATGACTAGTAGAACTGGTGTTCCTAATAATGCTATCGATAGAATTCTTTTGATAGATCCAGGTCTTGGGTACGATCAACCGCCTACAGTAACTATTACAGGTGGAAATGGAAGTGGAGCAATCGCTACTGCAGTCTTAAGTGAACTCGGTATGGGACCAGTGGCAATTACTACAGGTGGAGTTGGGTATTCTACTGTCCCAACAGTTTATGTCGATAGAACATTCATTCCTTCTGGAGTCGGAATATCGTCTAATATTAGAAATGTCTCCGCAGAAGCCGTAATGGACTCACTCGGAAGAATTACCCAAGTTAGATATAGAAGTGCAGGCGCTGGATATACAAGTGTCCCAACTGTTACATTCGATCCTCCACAAGATCCTTCATTTGGTAACTTTACTTTCAATGAAAAAGTTACTGGACTATTGAGTAATACAGAAGCATATGTAAAATCTTGGGACTATCCAAACAGAATTCTTACATTGTCATCATCAAATGGAAGATTTGTTATTGGAGAAACTATAGTAGGAGCAGGTGCGAGTTACACTGTTTCTAAAATAGAATTGGTGGATTCCTCTAAGGGTGGGTTTGGTGATAATGATGACATTGAAGCGGAAGCTGATGAATTAGTAGATTTCTCAGAAAGGAATCCCTTTGGTGAGGTCTAAATAATTAATAATTGGTATTATCATGTTATCTAACCAGTTCTATCACGAAATTATTAGGAAAACCATTATTGCTTTTGGGACCCTATTTAATAATATTGAAATAGTATCAAAAGACAAACAGGGAAATCAACTCAAACAGATGAGAGTCCCTATTGCATATGGTCCTACTCAAAAATTTCTGGCAAGATTGGAAGAACGTCCAATATTGAGTGGTTCTGGTCCAGCTAAAGTCGGAATTACTCTCCCAAGAATGTCATTTGAAATGATTGGCATTCAATATGATTCATCAAGAAAGATAAGTACCTTACAGACATTCAACAGTGTAAATAAAGAATCTGGAAAACTGGTAAAAAACTTTATGCCAGTTCCTTACAATATTTCAATGCAACTGAATATTTTAACAAAGTTAAATGAAGATGCATTACAGATCCTAGAACAAATTCTACCATACTTTCAACCAAATTTTACATTGACAATTGATTTGGTAGAAACTCTTGGAGAAAAACGTGATATTCCCATAACACTGGAAAGTATAAGTTTTGATGACACATATGAAGAAGATTTTACAACGAGAAGAAACATAACATATACTTTAAATTTTTCCTGTAAGACTTACTTGTACGGACCAAGTGCGTCAGCGACTGCAGGACTCATCAAGAAAGCACAGGTCGATTATTATACAGACACTTCAAATCTGAAAACTGGATCGAGACAACTCAGATATACAGTAACACCAGCAGCAATCAGAGATTATGATTCAGATAACCAAGCAACTACAGCTCAAGTAGTAGATGATGTAGTAACTAAATTTAAAGTCACGGTTACTGGATCACTGCAAACTGATATGTTTATTCAAATAGATGATGAGGTGATGAAGATTAAACAGATAGAACAAGATAGTATTACTGTATTGAGAGGTCAATTTAATAGTAATACCTCACCACACGATATTGGTACAGTAATTAATACAATCACTCCAGTCGATGATAATCTAATTGATATTGATGATGATTTTGGATTCTCAGAAACTATAGAAGAATTTGCTGATGGAAAATATTATAGTACCACAAAAGGTGTTGATGTATGAATACCAACTTTGATGATATAGATAAAACTTTGAATATCGAGTCTACACCCGTTTCTAAGGAAATAGTACGGACAAAAAAACCATCTATAAAAAGATCGCAAGAAGATAAATCAGAATCAGAAGTAGACTATGAATATACCAGAGCTCAATTGTACTCATTGATCGAGAAAGGTCAAGAAGCAATTGATGGTATTCTGGAAGTTTCTCAACAATCAGATTCACCAAGAGCATATGAAGTTGCGGGGCAATTAATTAAAAGTGTCGCTGACACCGCAGATAAATTAATAGACCTTCAGCAAAAAATGAAAGACCTGAGTAAAGAAGAAATGAAAGGCCCATCGAATGTAACAAATAATGCTTTGTTTATTGGATCGACTTCCGAACTGCAGAAGTTTTTAAAGGGACATAATGATGAGAAAAAAACAAAGTAAAGCAATAACAGAATTAGATAAGACTTTAAAGTCAATGTCTGATTTAAAAAATCAAAATACAATCTTCAATGAGAAGGATGTACAAAAAAATACCGCAATACAAATGATTTTGTATTATATGCATTCCAAGATGGTGAGAAAAAATAATGGCAGAAAATAATGTATACCTTGGTAATCCTAATCTAAAAAGAACGAATGTTCCTATACAGTTTACCCAGGAACAAATACAAGAGTATTTGAAATGCAAAGAAGATCCAGTTTATTTTGCATTAAACTATGTCAAAATTATCAACTTGGACCATGGACTTGTTCCCTTCGAAATGTATCCATTTCAGGAGAGATTGGTAAACAATTTCCATAGTAATAGATTTAATATTTGTAAGATGCCCAGACAGTCGGGTAAGTCAACGACTGTAGTTTCTTACTTACTACACTATGCATTATTTAATGATAGTGTAACTATTGGTATTCTAGCGAACAAAGCTCAGACTGCAAGAGAATTATTACAAAGACTTCAGACAGCATACGAAGCTTTACCACAATGGATGCAACAAGGAATTGCAGTTTGGAATAGAGGTTCAGTAGAACTAGAAAATAAATCAAAAATTATCGCTGCATCAACCTCAGCATCTGCTGTCCGAGGAATGTCATTTAACATTATCTTCTTGGACGAATTTGCGTTCATTCCAAACCATATTGCAGACGACTTCTTCAGTTCTGTATATCCTACCATTTCATCTGGTAAATCTACAAAAGTTATTATTGTTTCTACCCCCAAGGGTATGAATCACTTCTATCGACTCTGGCATGATGCAGAGTTGCAAAGAAATGAATATGTAACTACAGACGTTCATTGGTCGGAAGTTCCTGGTAGAGACGATGCCTGGAAAGAACAAACAATTAAGAACACCTCAGAGTCTCAATTTAGAGTTGAGTTTGAATGTGAGTTTCTTGGATCTGTTGATACTCTTATCGCACCATCTAAATTAAAGTCTATGGTTTATGATGAACCAATAGCAAAAACAAGTGGGGCGGAAGTATATGTACATCCAGAAAAAAATCACAATTATATTATAACAGTTGACGTTGCAAGAGGAGTGGAAAAGGATTATTCCGCATTTGTAGTTTTTGACACAACTTCCTTTCCATATAAAGTAGTCGCAAAATATAGAAACAATCAAATTAAACCAATGTTGTTTCCGAGTGTAATTCACGAATTCGCAAAAGCATATAATCAAGCTTACGTATTATGTGAAGTAAACGACATCGGAGATCAAGTGGCTTCAATTTTACAATTTGATCTTGAGTATGAAAATCTACTCATGTGTTCAATGCGAGGCAGAGCTGGACAAATCGTTGGTACTGGATTTTCAGGCAAGAAGACTCAACTTGGTGTTAAGATGTCCAAAACGGTCAAAAAAGTTGGAGCCTTAAATTTAAAAACTCTTATAGAAACCGATAAACTATTAATATCAGATTACGATATTATAGCCGAATTAACGACATTCATTCAGAAGAACCAGTCGTTTGAGGCAGAAGAAGGATGTAATGATGACTTGGCCATGTGTCTCGTGATCTTTGCTTGGTTGGTCGCTCAGGACTATTTCAAAGAAATGACTGAGGATGATATACGGAAAAGAATTTATGAAGAACAGAAGAACCAAATAGAACAAGACATAGCACCTTTTGGATTTTTGAACGATGGATTATCGGAAGAACAAAGTTTCGTTGACATGGACGGAGATAGATGGCACTTAGATGAATATGGAGATAGATCTTATATGTGGGAGTATATGTAATGGATATTGAAGATGAGTTTTCTTTAGATCACTTATTATTCAGAGAAAGAAAATGCAGGACATGTGGAGAAACCAAGGATCTATTAACTGATTACTACGTAATACGAAAAGGAAAAAAGTATCTAGCTTCATCATATTCATATGAGTGCAAAGACTGTACTATAAACAGGATTCGCAAAAAAAGAAGTAAAAAAATATACTATTCATGGGAGTATCCTGACTGGTAAAGTGTTCATGCATTGTTTCCCCATTTAAAAAGAAGGAAATAATAAATAACTTTAGAGAAATGAACTTCTTCAAGAGGCACTAACATGGCGTTAAATTTAGTATCACCAGGCGTCAAAGTAAGGGAAGTTGACTTAACTATTGGTAGAATTGATGATATTAGTGATCAAGTCGGCGCTATTGCTGGTCCTTTCGCTAAAGGTCCAGTTAACGTACCAATCCTGGTAGAAACTGAGCAAGATTTACTCAATACATTTGGTAAACCATATTCTGCGGATGACCAATACGAATATTGGTATACCGCTTCATCATACCTTTCATATGGTGGAGTATTAAGAGTCATTAGATCGGATGGATCCTATCTATCAAATGCTAACGCATCTGTTGGTGTTGCTCTTACAACACTTAAAGTAACATCAACCGAAGATTACTTCAACAATCACACTTCTGATAGTGATTGGTATTTTGCTGCTAGAAACCCTGGCTCATGGGCAAATGATCTTAAGGTATGTGTTATTGACGCTCTTGCGGATCAAAGACTTGCGATCGGAACCGATGGTCTTGTAGTTGGTTGGGCAATTACTGCAGGATTCTCAACGAGTTACGCTAAAACAGACGGCACCGTTGGAGTTCAAACTGGTTTCATCAAAGGAATGATCACCAAGGTCAATGCTGGATCAGTAGACGTAAAACTACTTTCCATGTATGACAATACAACTGGATCCTGGTCTTCTATTGATTACCAGGAAGGAAGTGCGATTGCTGCATTCCAGGGATATGATACTAAGTTTGCTGCTGGACTAGGCACAGACCAAGGAAACTTCCAAAATAGATATAGAATTTATAACTCATCTGGAACAGAACAGAGAATCGAAAGATATAGATTCAATTGTAATGTTGGTGCTGGACAAACAATTATTGAAGTATCTAGTTTAGATACAACATACCTGACATTTGGTGATCAATTAAAATCAGAAAATGGTACATATACAGCTAATGTTATTGGATTTTCAACCGCTGTAGCAAATGGTGTGATTGTCGATCTTGCAGCTCCTGTTGGATTTGCAAATACAAACTTTATCGTTAAGACTGGTATTGGTACTGGACTTCTACTAACAAATGTCAATACAGCAGTTGATTGGTACAACCAACAAACACTGGGACTCAATAATACTACAGTTTACTGGAAGAATATCGCACCTCGTCCTGCAACCTCACAATATGCTACTGAGAGAAATGCAAGACACGATGAATTCCACGTTGTAGTTGCAGATGATACTGGAAGAGTAACTGGAACTGCTGGTAATATTGTTGAGAAGTGGGCCGGTTTGTCCAAGGCAAGAGATGCCAAGATTTCTCCATCCACTGCAATTTACTATAAAGATTATATTGCAAATGGTTCGAACTACATTTTTGCTGGTGCTACTGAAGCTGGTCAAGGATTGAAGTTCACCGCAAATTCAAGTTATACAGTTGATTCGACTGGTGTTTGGGGAGCAGAAGCTCAGAGCACTACATTCAATGCAATTGGAGCAAAGATGTATACACTTTCGAGTGGATACGATTATGGTTCAGTCGCAGGTAGATTTGAAACTTCACTGGGCGATGTTGTTACTTCATACTCTGTTCTTGATAATCCAGCCGAGTATTCAGTAAACTTCCTACTTCAGGGACCATCTGGTGGTGCATCAATTTTCGAATCACAAGCAAAAGCTAGCAAGTTGATTCAAATTGCAAGCACAAGAAAAGATTGCATCGCTTGTGTTTCCCCACATAAGTCTGGTGTAGTTGGAGTAACAAACTCTGATACACAAACAGAAGCGGTCATTCAATTCTTCGATGGACTTCCATCATCTTCATATGCAGTATTTGATAGTGGTTACAAGTACATGTATGATAGATTTAATAATGTATTCAGATATATCCCACTAAATGGAGATATTGCTGGATTGATGGCAAGAACATCTATCAACTCTTTCCCATGGTTCTCACCAGCGGGATCACAAAGAGGTGCTATCAATAATGCAATCAAACTTGCATACAACCCATCGCAAGCACAAAGAGATCTTCTCTATCCTAAGAGAGTAAACCCAGTTATCTTCTCACCTGGTGCAGGAATTGTTCTCTTTGGGGACAAGACTGGACTTAGAGAAGCGTCTGCATTTGATCGCATTAATGTTCGTCGTTTGTTCTTGACTATTGAACAGACCATCGAAAGAGCAGCAAAAGCTCAACTCTTTGAATTCAATGATGTTTTAACAAGAACAAACTTCTTGAATATTGTTGAACCATATTTACGTGATGTAAAGTCCAAGAGAGGCATCAATGATTTTGTCGTTATCTGTGATGAAACCAATAACACTCCAGATGTTATTGATTCCAATCAATTTAGAGCTGATATCTTCGTAAAACCAGCAAGATCTATTAACTTCATTGGTCTAACCTTTGTAGCTACTAGAACTGGTATCAGCTTCGATGAAGTGATCGGCGCTGTCTGATTTTCAATAAATAAAATTACGAAGAGGTTTCATTCAAAATGGCTAAAAACTCATTCAATCCACCAAAAATTCAAGACAGAACGATTGAGGATTTCAAATCAAGACTCATTGGTGGTGCCGCAAGGCCTAATCTGTTTGAAGTTGAGTTAAAGTTCCCATCATTTGTTCAAGGTGGGAGCGACCAGACTATGCTTGATAAGTCAAGATTTTTGATCAAGGCAGCAAATCTTCCAGCATCAAACATCAATGTAATTGAAGTTCCTTTTAGAGGAAGAAATCTTAAGATTGCTGGTGATAGAACATTCGATGTATGGACAATCACAGTTATCAACGATGTTGATTTCTCGATCAGAAATGCATTCGAAAGATGGATGAACGGCATCAACAAGCACGATAACGCAACTGGATATATTAATCCAGCACAATATCAGTGTGATGCCCTTGTATATCAACTAGGAAGAAATACGGTAGATAGTACAAGATCTGCTGCGCCACAACCTGGTTCACCAATTAATGCTAGTGCAAATTATCCTGTTCTAAAGCAGTATCTTTTCCACGGAGTATTCCCAACTAATGTTGGTTCTATCGAACTTTCATATGATTCAAGTGACACTATTGAAGAATTTACGGTAGATCTACAGGTACAATGGTGGGATGCCCTTGATGCTCAAAATACGAGCATCCTCAATTCGGAGGAAGAGGCTATCGTTAATGGAGACTCTCAGGGAAGATAAATATTAGAGTAAGAAATATTCAATTGAATAATGGCTTCTAAATTATTTGGTTTTAAAATTGTATCGGGAGAATCCGAAAGTAAGAAAGGTATTGTTTCACCAGTACCCGAAAACAACGAGGATTCTTCCGATTATTTTGTGTCTAGTGGTTTTTACGGACAATACGTAGACATTGATGGTGTATATAAATCAGAAGCAGACTTAATCAAAAGATATAGAGAAATGGCACTTCACCCAGAAGTTGATAGTGCCATTGAGGATATTATAAACGAGGCAATAGTATCGGATCAAAATGATTCTCCAGTGCAGTTAGATCTGGATAATACACCAGCATCCGATAAACTAAAAGAATTAATAAGAGAGGAATTTAAGCATATCAAAGAAATGCTTGATTTCGATAAAAAATCTCATGAGATTCTAAGAAATTGGTATGTGGATGGTAGAGTTTTTTATCACAAAGTTATTGACGTAAATAAACCCCAAGAAGGAATAAAAGAATTACGATACATTGATCCCCTAAAAATAAAGTATATTAGAAAATTAAAATCATCCGATAACAATGTATCTGCAGTAACTAAAAGAATTTTAGATGCAAATATACCAGATACTCCAGAGATAGAAGAGTACTATCTTTATGATCCGATGGCATATACTGCCAAAGATAGTGCAACTGCGATGGGAACTTTTAAGGATCAATTAAAAGCAGTGAAAATTGCTCCAGATTCTATTACTTTCTGTCATTCTGGATTGGTGGATAGGAACAAACAAACTATTCTTTCTTACCTACACAAATCAATTAAGGCACTCAATCAACTTCGTATGATTGAGGACTCTCTGGTTATCTATAGATTATCAAGAGCACCAGAAAGAAGAATCTTCTATATTGATGTCGGCAATCTTCCAAAAATCAAAGCGGAATCATATCTCCGTGACGTAATGAATAGATACCGCAATAAGTTGGTATATAACGCAGCAACTGGTGAAATCCGCGATGATAAAAAGTACATGTCAATGCTTGAAGATTTCTGGTTACCCCGTCGTGAAGGTGGTAGAGGAACAGAAATCACTACTCTTCCTGGTGGACAGAATCTTGGAGAATTAAGTGACATTGAATATTTCCAAAAGAAACTTTATAGATCTCTAGGAATTCCAGAATCTCGTATTGCTGGTTCTGGCGAAGGATTCAATCTTGGAAGATCATCAGAAATCTTAAGAGATGAAATTAAATTTACAAAATTTGTAGGTCGTCTCAGAAAGCGTTTTTCGAACATGTTTAATGACATGTTGAGAACGCAGTTGATTCTGAAAAATATTGTTAGTCCAGAAGATTGGGAACAATTAGCCGATCACATTCAATATGATTTTATTTACGATAATCATTTTGCAGAACTAAAAGATACCGAACTTTTAACCGAAAGGTTGGGAGTAGTTGCTGCAATAGAACCATACCTAGGTAAATATTTCTCTATTGATTATGTAAAGAGATACGTTTTAAAACAAACCGATCAAGAAATCGTAGATCTCAAAAAACAAATGGAGCAGGAAATAAAAGATGGTCTCGTTATTGATCCAGTCCAAGCTCAACAAATGCAAATGGATATGCAAATGGGAATTCCAGCTGCAGGAACATCAGGTATGGATATGGGACAACCTGTAATGGAACCAAATATGGATGCCCAAGGAAAAGCAACACAAGCACCAGAATTACCGAAGGGTGGTGAAATATAAATACCTTTAGTCATATGAATTAAAATTTATGGATGATACTGATTTGATTGATTTGATTGTTGGTGATGGTTCTCCATCTGACATTCATTCCAAAATTAAAGAATTGATTACACAAAAAGCAACACAGAGCATAGACGATATTACTCCCTATGTTACGGCTTCTATGTTTGGTGCAGAAATTCCAGATCCAGAAGAATCTGAGGAAGAATCAGAAACTGAAGATCAAGAAGAAATGCAAGGTGACGATGAAGAATATTCCGAAGAGGATCAGGAAGTCGAACCTGAAGAAAACTAACCCCTAAATGTAAAATGAAACTCATTACAGAAGAAATCGAATCAGCAAAGATTCTTGTCGAAGAAAAAGACGGCAAGAAATCAATGTTCATCGAAGGCATTTTCCTCCAAGGAAATCTCAAAAATAGAAACAATAGATTCTACCCTGTTGAAACTCTGGAAAGAGAAGTAACCAGATATTGCGAATCATTTGTTTCTAAGGGACGTGCTCTTGGTGAGTTGGGACATCCCGATGGTCCAACTGTAAATCTGGATAGAGTTTCACATAAGATTGTTTCTCTCCAAAGAGAGGGTAACAATTTTGTCGGTAAGGCAAAACTTCTTGAAACCCCTATGGGTAAAATTGCAATGTCTCTACTTGATGAAGGGGTAACTCTTGGAGTTTCTTCAAGAGGTATTGGAAGTCTTAGAGAAACAAGCGAAGGTTATAAAGTTGTTGGAGAAGATTTCATGCTCGCAACTGCTGCGGATATCGTAGCAGATCCTTCTGCACCAGATGCTTTCGTTAACGGAATCATGGAAGGTGTTGAGTGGATTTGGGAAAGTGGAATTCTAAAGGCAAGACAACCAGAATTACAAGTTCCAGTTCAAGTTATTGAAAAAGTTGAATTGGAAGTTGAAGAAAAGATTGAAAAAACTAAGAAAACTATAAATAACTTAGTGGACACACAGAGATTGGAGGAACATAAACTGGAATTATTCCAGCAGTTCCTATCAAATCTCTAATTTAATAAATAAATACAGATTACGATATCTACAACGATTAGACGGAGAGTTCAAATGTCTCGTGGAGATTTACAAGAAATGGAAGTAGGCACT